ATACTACTTTAAAGCGTACCCCGGAGTATTATTTGTTTGTATTAACCTTTTTTCGTCTTTATTCGGTGTTATCCTTCTTCGGTGTAGGCTTTTTGGCTCCACCCTTTTTTGGGTTTCTCTTGAGCGTCGTCTTCCTTGGGTTTCTCGGCATCCTCATTCAGCTTTGCATCGATGGCCTCTTGAATTATATCATCAGACCATTGACCGTCAACTGTGATACCGAGTTCCTCTGCGTCCTTTTTAATACTCATGTGGTCAGTCTCCTTATAGGCCCGTCAAAATCACAGCTGCGTCGTCCTCGATAACGTCCAGACCGGCCACGCCGAAGTAAGACTCGACATAATACTTAAAGCCGCGCTGATCGACGCTGGAAACATTCAACGGAACCGGAAGCCGGAATTGAAGCGCCCGACGGTTGGAGCTGAATGCTACCGTGATTGAATCGCCGTCCACGCTTTCAGCCTTAGTGGTCAGGCCGAAAGTGACCGTCGCGAAGTTGCTCTGAAGCGCCCTAAGAACGGACATTTCAGAACCGGCAGAGTTCAGGATTTTGGTTGAACAGATATTGTAAACGCTCGCAGGCATGACCACGCGATCTGCTTTGTAGGTGTCAACGTTAAGAACGCCAGCCCACTGTGCGATAATTATATCGGCAATCTCGTCATACAGATCTTGGCCTGTCGCTAATGCCGCGGTAGTTGCTGCCGAATCGCTCGCAAATCCGGCATAATTCAAAAGGCCGGTGGTTTTCTGGCTGCCGTCGGTGCTGCGGACTTGCCCGAGGAACCCGAGGTCGTCAATCTTGCGGTTGTAAAGTTCCGTATGACCTTCGAAAAAACGGCTGGGCAAGTTGATATTCTCAAGCTCGGCCTGCTTCAGCTCAATCTCAGACCAATCAGATTCGCCTTCCATTGTGAAAACTGGAATGGAATCATCCTCGCCACTCAGCGTAATCTTGCCGGTGGTGTTGGTGTTGCTGCCGGATTCGCGAAAGCCGCCCTCAGTGCGCAGTTTGAGCTTGCGGATGCTAGTGGCATACCCGCCCTCGTTGTTTATCTCGATTCCTTGCTGCAAGAACGTCAGGCCAGCGAACTCCTGCGTGAAGATCTCAGCACTTACATGCTCCAAGTTCCGCGCAAGGATGATGCCACCCGCGTCCTTAAAGTTCTTCTTGGCGTAGTTCGCTGCAGCGTCGAAAGACTGCACCCCATAAAGGGATTTTACTCGCTTGATATCAGGTTTCATTTTTTACCCCTTATACTAATGTGATTACGATTTCGCCAGAGGCGTAGATATTGCCGGAAATTTCAGCCCACAAATAAAGTGAACCTGCACCATCATTATCCAGAGTCAACTCAATCAAGCCTGTCGCATCTGAAATCAGGATATTTTCAGCTTCGGCGGTAACGATTTCCTTTACCGTGCCCGTGCTAACCGTCAGGTCGGTGATAGCACCAGCTGTAAAATTGTCTGATGTTCCCAGCCAAACCCGCGTATATACGTTTTCAGCGTAGTCGGTGCCGTCGGCTGATTTCGCCTGAATGCTAACATCTGCCGTGCCGTCTGTTCCGTCAACGGCAGCAATCTCAAGGCTGGAAGGCGCTGCAACGTAAGACGTTGAGGTCTCGACCCCCATCATTACACGAACTAGCCAAACACCGGCTTTCTTTTCTTTCCCAGAAAACGGCACCATTGACAATGGTCTCGTCTGAAGATTCGGTGGCTTTGCCCGCGTCAACAGAATCAGCGTTTACGGTATAAACCTGATCGTACTTGGAAGGACCAGCGGCATCTGTCACTGTGACGGTAGCAAAGCCGAAGTTGATGACCTCAGCCACCTGGTCTATCTCCATGCCGCTTGTGCTGTAAATGCCGGTGCCAATTTCGCCGGTGATTTTGCGCCGTGCGATACCAGCAATGACCGGGGTGGCAGAGCCGTCGAGGTTGTCGATGCTTTCGGCGTCGAACTTGCAGAAGCGGCCTTCAATCAGGCCATCCTCAAAAAGCTCGAATGCGGAAACGTTGTAAGGGCTGGCCGTAATGACCTCGCCTGCGCCCAGATCCGGGTTGTCTTGTAAAGTTGTGTCGTTGAAAGCCATGGTTTATTTCTCCCCTAAGTCGGCATTGATGCGAGATTCAAGACCCGTATGGGGCTTGGTGTCGCCAAATTGTGAATAGTCGGTGTTTGGTTTCCGTAACAGCTTGAACGCAACAGGCAATTCCGAGTCCTCAAATTTATCGGTACTCTGAGTCCCGAGCGCGTCAGCCATGACCTGGTTCGCGGACTTGCCGCTGAAATCATAGTCTGCATCGAGGAAGTTGCGGGCCTTGGTGACCACTTCGGCGTAACGCTTAACCTCGCCTTTGACGGCGCTGGCCACGGCGTCCTTGAACGCGGCGGAATCGGTAAACTCCTCCTTGTCCTTTTCTTCCTTATCCTCTTCTCCCGTCTTGCCTTCGTCGGTCATGTCTTCTTCCCCTTCAGTCGGATCCTCTTCGGTAACGACCCCCTGCTCTTTGGCATATGCCATAATTTCCTGCATCGCAGGCATGAGTTTCACAAGCTGGTCAACAGGAACTTTCTTGATAGCCTCGGGAAGCGCCGTGGCGATCTCCACGATCTGTTCCAGGTTGACCTGGCCTTCAGCGTCTAAAATAATTTTACCTTTTCTGGCATGTTTTTCTCCTCTGGTTTGCGATCTAAAAAGCTGCATAGCGGTCCACATCGTCCGTCCGATACAGCCGCTAGGTGATGCGGGACAATGTTGACTTGCTCGTAGTCCCATTTTGAGTGAGGAACAAGGTCGGCTTCGTATCCTAAGGATAATTGCCGTTTGTCTTTAAGCGTGATTTGTAGTGAGTCACTCACTGCCAATTTGTTCTGGACAGCAAGCCGTGAATGGGTAGGCTCATCAATTTGATCGATAACGGTAGACGACTCAACTCGCCCGCCGTCGCTCGGAGCAGGGCCGTCAAGACTGACATGCTCGCCGGTAAGGGGGATGCCCGCCATTGCGTAAGCGGCGTTTGCGATTGTTGCGGGGGAGCGGTAGACGTTAAAGACATGGTCAGCAGGCTCAAGGCCAAGCTCGGTGCCCAGATACTCCAACACGCCATCTCTAATAGATACAGCCGTGCGCTCGGTATCGGAGTATGTTGCAACGTCGGCAAATTGCCGGTGGATCTTCTCTGTCATCGTATCAACCTAGATTTATTTTGGTCATTATAATCATACCTTTGTAAATATTCAATGTCAAATATTTTTTATTATTCATCCATTTCTGGTATTTTCATAATGTAATCGCATCTACAGTTTGACACTGCCGTTGTGTTTATGATATAATCACCAGACACACTTTGGAGGTTATAGATATGCCCAGAAAAATCAACAGTTCTCTTATCGACCACGCGGCAAGTCTTGTAAAGGTTGGATTTACCGTCAAGTTCGCCGCTGCCGAAATCGGAATCGACCAAGCCACCCTTTCTAGGAAGCTGAAAGAGATTGGCGTGAAGGTTGTTAGGCCCGGCCCCGGTCTTCGCAAAACTGATCTGCCTATCGAAGAAATCAAGGCCATGTACGAGGGCGGACATAGCGAAAACGCTGTCGCCAAACATTTCGGCGTTGACAGGGGGACCATTAGAAAGAGGCTTCTCAATGCCGGAGTTAGCCCAAGAACCCAAAGCGAAGCGGAACAGCTCAAGTGGTCCAAAATGGATCAGCAGACGAGAGCGAACCAAGTTAAGAAGGCTCACGACTCTATCCGGGGGCGACCCAAAACCATGAGTTCCAAGATTGCCTTTGCCAAAACACGTGAACGACTCAAGTACGATCATCTTATCGGGCACGGCGAGATTGAGTTTATTGAATTCCTGCGCAACAAAGGTGTCGGCCTGGTCCATCAAAAGGCCATCCAATGCTATAACGTCGATATCGCTATCGGAAACATCGCCGTGGAACTTGCCGCTGGATGCGGGCGCTACACCATGTTCAACCCCAATGAGATTAACCGCGCTGAAAAACTGCTCGAACGTGGGTATCATGTCGTCGCTGTCGAATTCGACTCCGTTCACACCCTTATCCAGTGTGCAGAGGAGGTGTTCTCCTACATTAAGGAGGCTGGCAGGCTTAAACCCGTCGACCGTGAATATTGGGTGATTCGGTGTCGCGCTAAGGACTACACCATCGTCACGAACAATCTCGGTCAGTTTACCAGTGTACCATCGCCGGTAGAGTTTCTGACAAAGCGAACTGTGGTTGATCTTGACTGACCCGGGGAAGCACTGATAATCTGTGCCAGGTAGCAACGTCTTGCCGTCGCTCGAATCATAAAGCCCTTCCGACAGCTCAAACTCCTTGCCGTCTCGACTGGCATGGCTGGACCTTACCCTTTCATCCGCCGCTGTTTTCCATATCGCTTTCGTTATCCCTAAATTCTGCGCACGCGCCTTGCTGGTCAAGCTGTTAAATGTGGCAATCTGAGTCCTCGCAACCATTTTAGCATGTCCACGTCGCTGCTCGACCATGCCGTCAAACTGCTTCAGTATTTCCGGCAGTCCTTTGCCCTCTGCCATCTGCCGCAGCGTGTTGCTCGTCCACTGTTGCAGTGTATCGTCGCGCATTTTCTTGACCCATTGCTGGGTTTCGGCTTTGTAGGCGTTGATTTGAAATGTCAGTCCCTCGGTCGCTTCCAGCTCTTCACGGCTAATGCCGACGCTCTTTGATGCCCGGCGATAAAACTCCGCCTTGTTGCGCTTGTCGACTTTGCCAGTGTACTTGTCAACCATTTTGTTCCAGACGTTCGCCGTCAACTAGTTTCAGCAGCTTTCGT